ATAGAAAGTATATAAAAGGAATAAGAAAATAAAAGATAAGAACGAGCGCATGGAAAAAATCCTTGCAAAGTTTAAAGAAAAAGAATTGTTTCGCGCGGCGGTAAAGGCCGGCAAGCTTCAATTCGTAGTCGCAGATGGAAAGGCTAAATCATGAGCCTAGTCAATATGAATGAGACACAGCGCGAGCTAGTGCTGGACCTGGCCGAAGACTTCGCGCCATTCGTAAAGAAAGTTGAAAGCGGCATGGCCCTGACTCGAAATCATTATGGAGCCTATGGGTCCATGATCAGCAAACTGAGCAAGGGAAATAGAAAGCTTGCGCTCGTTTTTAGCTACGCTTTAATGATGGCCGGCGCAAATGGCCAGGGTATCAGCGACGCAATGGGCGCATTTTTTCCTGAGTAAATAATCAATAATAAATAATATGAAAAAGACAAAGCAAATCGAAACCGAGCACAAGCTCGTCAATAGTGAGAGAGAAGCGGAAGCGGCGATGGTATTATTTGCTTGCATCCTGGGCGGGGTAATACTTATACTGCTAGCCATTGCAATGGGATAAATCACCAGTCGTTGCACAAGGATTCATCACTCACACGCCCTACAAGGGCTTACAATATCAATATAGGGGTAACACCCTTGCAAACAATCAAAACGCCTTCTAGGGGCATTAGAAGCCCTTAGAGGGTGCATTACCGGAAATATGCTACAATTTAGTTCAACAACAGAGTCAAAAGCCAGCGCGGTGCAATGCATGGAAGGCTTTAGGGATAAAATAGAGATGCTTATGAAGGCCGGGGACATCCTGGACCATTGCACTAGGGGTAGATCCACCGTAGAGGATGCCCAGGCGGCAAGGGAAAAATCGCTAGAGATATGGAAAAAAGGCGAAACAATCGTAGAAGCTGCGAGGCAGGGAGGTGCGTATGCGCCAAGCTTTAGAGAATGGCTAATTAAAGAGGGGCATCACACTCCGAGGGGCAAGTGAGTTGCTACAGAATTTCATATACCAGGACAGATATGCCCAACAAATGCGGAGCCATAAAGCACGCCCATACGGAGGACGAGGCATTGAAGCATCTAGCCGTAGGCAATAAGAGTAAAGGCTACAAGCTGAAGCGTAGCGGCGTATCAATAATCGTTCTAAATATCGAGGAGATAAAAGACACTTGACAAGTCACTTACAATGGATATTAGTTTTTTATATATGCCGTGTAGTGACGGATCAGATCGTTTTAAAACCTCTCTTTCAGCACTACATGGAAGAGGGGTTTTTTATTTTACAGTATATCGGAGCAAGCGTCCTAACAGGTTAGCCCAAGTCTGAGTAAGTGGTTACATAGCTTGACCGAAACCCGGCTATGTATAAAAGGTTTGCAGTAATGCAGGAACGGCCACGGCTAGCGTAATACAGGACTTACCACGCGCGATGATCCGAGGCACTATTGAAGGCGGGGACACTCATAATTTGAGGCTCTACCAGGCATAGGTTTGACCAGTAATGGGGAACCTATGTCTAACGAGAAGCAACTCTAATTTGAACGAGGCTAAAAAAAGCATTGACCTTACAATTAATTTATCCACAATAATATTATATGAATAAAAAAACTGATAAGAAAACTGCTCTGCTGGATGTAGAAATAATACTGTATAAACACGCCGCTAAAGCAGAAGCTGAAGGAACAAACCTTCTCACATTAAAATCAATGTGTAGACAAGCAATCGATCAATGTGTCATGGGATGCAGGGCATCTGAGTTTTACCTTGTAGTATCTGGTCGTAACAACTATCGTAAGACACTCTATCCCAACTATAAAGGAAACCGGGGAGCAAAGCCGCCATTGTATGATCCGTTGAGCAAGGCCATGGAAGAGATGTATGCAGAGCGGTGGTATCAGCATGACCAGCTAGAAGCTGATGATTTACTGGGCATAATTGCTACCAATGGAAAGATTGAGAAGCCTATCATATGTAGCATAGATAAAGATATGCTGTCCGTGCCTGGGTGGAACTATAACTGGGACAAGGATGACTGGCCCACCTATGTAAGCCAAGAGGAAGCGAACCACAACTGGCTAGTGCAGCTACTCATGGGAGATAGCACCGATTGCATCGAAGGCATGAAAGGTGTCGGCAAGGTGAAAGCAGAGAAACTTATTAAGAAGTATGGAGACCCTGAGCTGAGTGTTCCAGACCAAGCTAAAAATATTTACGAGAAGGAAGGTTTTTCTCTTGACCAGTATTATGCTTGCCTAAATACTGTGACCATATGGAGGAAACCATTACCAGAAGCACTCCTAGAAAACGATCTAATCACAGACATAGTAAAAACAATACCAACCCTAGAATAAAATGGATAAAGAAAAAGAAAACATCGAGCGCATACAAACGCGCATAGATATGATACGCCAAGAGTCACGTGCTCTTTCCTACCGCATCGAGAGAATGACGGAGCAACGCAAAGATCTAACCCGTGAGAAGAACGATCTCAAGGATAAGCTAGACGATGCGATAATAGTAGAAGGAACTAAAGAACTTATTGAGGGTGTAGACGAAGCCCTTGCCAACCTAACAATCAGAGGATAATACCATGACAACATCGCAAAAAGTAAAAAGCATAATCATCAGTCAAATCAATCAAGACGTAACCGCGGCTTGTGAAAATCAAAGCATTGGCGGTTTAGAATATGAAGAGTTACTCAACATACTGATTGAGGTCAGCAAGCTGGAGGCTTTAAATCAGGCCGAAATATAAAAATGAGATCAGAAAAACAAAAAGCGGCCACGGAAAAACTCAAAGCTTTACGCAACAGGAAGTTTAAGGACATGACGTTTGATGAACGTGTTAGGGTCAAGGAACTGTCCAATGAACCAGTTGATCCAGATGTTGCCCGTATGAATGATTTTTCTAAGAAAGAGAACGCAAAGAAAAGAATAGCTAGAAAAAAGGCTCTCATCTCTATCATGCAAATGCGTGGAGTTGAAATTTAAACCATAAACCAAGTATAAAAATGAATGAAATAAAAGTAAGCACCGAACAGATCGACCCCTACACCGAGGTCTTTGCACTAGACGTAGACGATGTATCACTACAGCGTTTGCAGTATGGAGAAGTTGGAAGCCCACATCCCTATGTTAGGGTGGCTGACATCACCAAAGCATTGCAACAGAGGGCTCCACGTTGCGACAGCGATCTCTTAGATTTGATAGATAACCAAGGCTACACCTACTGTTTCTTTGCCTCCGAGGGAGAAGTTACAAAGAACAAGCACAGATGCGTTGCCATCTATTCCCCTACTGGTCAGCAACTTACAGGCGTTGCAGAAGGATTTGAAACTGTCAGAGAAGCCCTCGGCTATGTCATGGACATGGAAGAACAATCATAAAAAGAAAGATACAATGTGGATACTACCAAAGCAATTACACATCTCAGTCTATGCTCCGGATACGAGGGCATTGGTCTCGGACTCCGAAGCGTTCTCCCAACTCTGCGAGAAGTCGCTTACGTGGAGAGGGAAGGATTCCCTATCGCGAACCTGGTTGCAAAGATGGAAGCGGGAAAGTTGGATGCAGCACCTGTGTTCACGGACGTTAAAACCTTCCCATACGGAGAGTTTCGTGGATTCGTGGACATCCTTTCCGGAGGATTCCCGTGTCAGCCATTCTCAGCTGCTGGAAAGCGTCAAGCTACTGAAGACCCCAGACACCTCTTCCCCTACATCGCAGACGGAATTAGAGAGTGCCAACCTAGAATTGTTTTCCTTGAAAACGTACAAGGAATCCTCAGCTGCAAGACAGCCGACGGAGAGCCAGTTCTCCAATATGTCCTCAGAGAGTTGGAAGGATTGGGTTATCGAGCAACGGCAGGAATATTCTCAGCGGAAGAAGTCGGCGCACCTCATCAGAGAAAGCGAGTCTACATCCTTGGGATGGTCAACTCCGATAGTAGGAGATGCTCACCTAGCGAGCAACCCAGAAGCAGCTCAGAAGAGATTAGCGGAGGGCAAATCAACATTGAGCCGTCAAGTGGAAGCCAAGAGCTGGCCAACAGCGAGGACATCGGACGCGGAGGGTGGACGCATCGAGACGGAGATGACGGACCAGGGCTTCAAGAGCAAGAGGCACAAGAGCAATCAAACCTTTGGGGCGAAGCTGCGGGATGCAGTGGAGACTCACGAGGAGCAGAAGAACTGGTCAACCCCAACGGTGATGGACACAGCAAACATTCAGAAACCCAGAAAGAAGAATCCATCCAAGCAGACACTTGGTCAGCGGGTAGCACACGTTGGCCTTCAAGACCAAGCGAACCCCAATACGAATGGGAAGAGCCAAGAGTCGTGGCTGACTCCCAGAGTGCTAGAGGTGGACGAGGATTACGAAAATTACCAGAAGAGGATGCAGGAATCGAGCAACCCAAAAAATGTAGGCAAAAAGAAGCCAGCGAACCTAACAATGCAAGCGAAGAACCAAAAGTCGTGGGGAACACCCAGGACAAGCCAAGCGATGTCAGCAACGATAACGGAGAACTTGGTCAATCGGAATGTAGGGAACCTGGAGGAGCAGCAGGGGAGACAATCAATAGGGGGCAAGCTGAACCCCAACTGGGTCGAGCATCTAATGGGTCTTCCAGCAGGGTGGACAGACTTAGGCTCTTGGGAAACGGAGTAGTTCCTCAAACCGCAGCCAAGGCATTTATAACATTAATCAATAGACTCATTTGAAAGTAGAGAAGCCATACAACTCAGGTCAATGGACTAAGGCTCGTTACAGGAGCTTTATTATGTCAGCACTACGTCGTGCTCAATGGCCTGTTAAGTATGAAGCTATTAGATCTGCCTTTGTTCGTAATGGTGTAAACCCCGCAACAGGGCGCAAGTGTAAGCTACACAAGTGCTCTGCTTGCGGGGAACTATTCCCGGCCAAAGACATGAGAGCAGATCACATTGACCCCATCGTTCCGGTCACTGGCTTTGACAACTGGGACGCACTCATAGCCAGACTGTTCTGTGAACTCGATGGCTTCCAGGCTATCTGTGTGGAGTGCCACGCCGTCAAGACCAAGGCAGAGAACGAAGAGCGAAAGAAAAACAAAGAAAAAGCTTGATTACTTATTCACACTCCTTCAATATCAACCCATCAATAACCAATAACATTATGTCAAGAACAAAACCAAGATCAACGGGGTCATCAAACCCTGCC